CGAGTGTTAGCTTCTTCATCGATGTTGTCCTTGTAGGAGTTTACTGCGTTCTTATTGGACCACCAGAGGAGACCGGCGAGACCAAGAGTGATCAGCAGGGCGGCAGACCACACACGGTCCAGCCATTCAATTATCTTAGCCAAGGCTCTTCACCCCTTTCTTCAAAATGCGTTCGATACGCTTCCAGAACTTCAAAACGAGGAAGAGGATCGCAAGGCCGATGAACACCTGAGCGGTGACATTGCCGAGCTTCTCAGCGTTCTCTAAGCCGAAGATGTCGAACACAGCGGAGAAGAATGTAGCGAGGATACCAAGGCCACCTGAGATGACTGTACGCCAGCCTGACATGCCATTGATGAGAGGGTCAGACGGCTCTGCTTCGTCTTCTTCGACGGGAGCCTCAGGTGCCTCGTAAATGAATACTTCCTCAGGTGTCACCTCAATGGTGAACCCTTGGTCACGCCAAGCCTCACGTAAACCGTGAACCATGCCCCAATAGAGTTCGTCCACCACTGCTTGATCAGCTAGGTTGTAGACGGTCATGTAAGCATCGTAGCCGGGAGCGGATGAGGACCTAGCCCCTGCTTCCCATTTCGACATTGAGATCATCACTCGGTACAGCTTCAGGTATCCCTCAGGATCTCTCCAAAGGTCGATACCCTCGTACATCCCAAGGCCACTATCACGTACTACGGTGTTACCGTACGTATCAGCGTTACCGGTGGAATAAGCCTCGATTATAGCGGCAATAGTCGTCACACCGGGCTTTACTTCAGCACGTCGGATGACGTAATGGCCATAGTAGGCAGCGCCCCCATAGATCGAGGAGAACGCCGGAGTAGGTAACTGGGAGCCATCTGAGGCAGGTAGTTCTTGAGCGCTGAGTGCGCCAAATCTTGCCTCATGTTTGTCACGAGTGGACCCAATGGCACCCAAGTTACGTAACCGAACCGAAGCCGGTACGGATTTGTCATCTAGGGCGTATGCCCATGGTCCTGTGTAGATGTTCATCGTGTGGGGACCTTTCCGGTTTCTGTAAGATACTGGATGGCCTTAGCGAGGATCACGGGGTTTTCACCCAATGAACCCAGCCCTGTATTACACCCGTTGCAGAGTAGGGAATAAACCTCGCCAGTCGTATGGCAATGATCTACGTGTGCGCTATCTTTCTTGCGACCCTCCAAAGTCATATGGCCGTCACAGATGGCGCAGCGCCCGTCCTGACCTGCGAACATATCGTTTCGCTCCTCAAGGGTGATGCCGTATGTACGCTGGAAAACCTTGTCCAACTCGCCCGTTCGGTTCGCCTTATACCACGCCCTCTTCTGCGCACGCTGCTTTTCGGGGTTTGCAGTGCGGCACGCCTTTTGAGCGCACTTCTTAGCACAGTAGTTATGACCCTTACGGACAGGGGTAAAACTGATCCCACAATGGAGACACTCGTTATATGGGGAAGATGTACACATGAGTGCCTCCTTTCGTTTGTGGTTTACAGGCCAGAACGACCAATCTTGTTTACGACCTCAGCATTGAAAGCAGGGTCCTTGCTGTAGCGGGGGTCACTCATCGCCGCCTGAACCTGTTGCCAATTATCGAATTTGTCGGCAGAGGGAGGCGTACCACCAGCAATGTTGCGGGATGGCTCTTGAGCACCTGAGGAGCCACGCTGGGCATTGAGACCAGATACAGCAAGCTTCACCGCTGAGGTGTTGCCTGAGTTGAGAAGGTCGTTGAAGGTGTCGATGTCAGCCTCAGACATGTTGTCTGCTGCCCAACCGATAAGGTCATTATATTCAGCTTCGCCACCAGCAGCCGAGTACACCTCAGACTGGAACGCCGAGGTAGCAGCCTCTTGGCCAGCTACGTAGGTGTTGTACATGTCTTGGGTGATCGTCCCTGACTTGAGCAGTGCATCCATGTCGGCTGCGCTGTGTTCAGGTTCAGTAGCCTTAGGGGTGATCTTGAGGTCATCCTCAGATACCGACTTAGCTGCTTGAACTTCTCCGCTACCCAGCTTCTTCTCCAATTCGGAGTAAGCCTTGGCGAGATCTTCGACGGTCTGAAACTTGCCTAGCAAAGGCTCTGCTGGAGCGTCACCTACCTTGTTGCCTTCAGCATCGAGACCAACGGCAGAGAGTGTCTCTTCCATTGTTGGCTCTACTACAGGATCAGAGGTAGATACGCTTACGCTTTCAGTACTCATGTTATTTTATTATCCTTGGGGTTGGCCCACGGCGTTAGCGCCTGCTTGCATCATCATCTGCTGTGCTTGCTGCTCTTGTGCCTGTGCCTGTTGTTGTTGGATTTCTTGTTCGTTATATATGAGGCCATCCATTTCGAGACCGAGCGAGATACCGACACGCTTCACAAGATCACCCATGTTCACCCTACCGAGCGCCTCTGGTCCCAAAGGAGACAGAGCCTGTAGAAGCTGCATGTACTTGTTGAGGTCGTGTCCACGTCCGAGAGCGTCGAGACCGGTGACGATGGTAGGTTCAACCACGTCCTTAGGTAGCTCTGGGAGTTTCTTCGCTTTGGTCATCTGGGCCATCAAGCGGCGTACCAGAGGAAGCTGGAGTTCGTTGCTCAGTACCGAGTAGACACCGCCCAATGTATTCTCAAGCTGCTGTGCCCTCATACGGACTTCTTCAGCTGTAACACGTTCGCCGTCCCGAAGAGCGCCTTGCTCACTCAGGAAGGCTTGGGAGATACGCATCTCTAGTCGCTGCACCTGTTGGGATGCTACGGCCATGTCTGCGCCCTTATCAACTTTCATGAACTGGATGTCATCTGCACCGCCGGCAATGACTGCACCGTTAGGGGCTTTCGCTACGTCGTCTTCGTCAGTGGTACCCATAGGGTTCACCAGAACGAGGAGACGGGCGGATGCTGTAGCGCTATCCACGATGGCCTTAGAGAGACCTTCGAGGGCACGGATGTCACCGTAGAAACTTTCTACGTGAGCACGTCCGTAGTGTTCGCCAGCAATAGCTGTCCAACGGAGAGGCATGAATGGTGGTTCATCGATAGGGTAGGAGCCTTCGGTGCCGGGGATCATAACATCCTCGACTTCTTGGTAGGTCTTCCACTTCTTCCCATCGATGTAGAACTTAGTGTAGATGGAGACGGGCTTACTAGAGCCACCGCTGTCATCTGCTGAGAAGGAGGTCAGTGCCAGTACATCCTCAGGCAGGGTCTCGATATGAAACTCCTCCTTGATGATGACCTGCTTGATGTTACCCTCAGGATCCCGTGTGACCACGTACTTATCCAAGGAGTAACCCTTAACGCCTTCCTTGCCGATATGCAGCAGGTAGTTACCCGTTACAATGAGGTGCCGGAGTGCTTCGAAGATGGGAGACCGCATAGCGTTCTTTTCCATCTCAGACATCACCGCACGTTCAACGTGAGCTAACTGTTCGTCTACCGCAGCACGCTTCGTAGGGTCACCACCGGTGAGTTCCATGAGGGTAAAGCGATCAACGTCCATCTTGAAGAAGGACTGGTTAGGCGGGAACAGCGCCATCTGCAACTTAGATGCGAGGTTCTGGACCCCTACAGCCGAGATGGATGAGTAGGGGGTATGGATCTTAGTGCTTTCGTTGTGACCTTCTTCCATCATCAGAGACGGAATGGTCACAGAAGCAAACGCACGGGCACGGTCGAGGTACACGTTACGCTGGCCTGAGAGCTTATTGTAGATGGCTTTGCATTGGCCGAGCATTAGTTGCTACCTCGTTTGTCATTTACGATACCCTTGATCGGGCGTACGGACTGTTGGATACCCGCTGGGCCACTAGAGGAGACACCGATGGACGGTAGACCACTCTGGATGGCTGAGGACGTACGGTCCTTGTCCAATGGGTTACGAAGGGTTTGCTCACCCGCCTTCGACTTCTTGACTTCCAACCGCTTAACGGACTGGTAGTTCTCTGTCGTCGTCACCGGCTCAGGGGCCGTAGGCGTGAAGACTGGAAGGGAGGTGATATTGTCAGCGATAGTTTCAGCCTGAGCTGCAACCGTGATGGGCTTGGCAGAGGCAATCGGAGAGGACCCACCAAAGGACCCTCTCGATCTGTAGCTTGTGGACTGCTGGTAGGTAGGACGCTGGATGCCTTGGGGGTTAGCCGTGGGGCGGAAGGCGGTACTACTTGTATTACGAGCAGGAGGCTGGACGGCAGGGGTAGGCTGTTGCGCCTGCTCCCCACCTCGATTGCCGAAGAAGCGACCAGCTAGACCAGTAACAGCAGCACCTAAGAGTAGTCCTCCAGCAATGCCGAGGTATGGAATAGCCATGTCTTTAATCCATCTTCTGTTGTTTCTTATGGGTTGCCTCAAGGAGGTTGATGACGGTTTGGATGCCTTGCATCTTCTTCACCATACCGAGGTCTACGTCATCCGACATAGGAACCGTATTAGGGAAGGTTCCCTTGAGGTACTCTAAGAGTTCTATTGATATATAAGGTGTTTTCATCTTATATGTTTCCTTATAGTCTACGCTTTAACGAACAGGACACGCACCGGTTGCACAATCAGGGTCTTCGAGGTCATCCATCTGGTCAGTTGCGTCGAGATTTACTTCGCTAAGAGTAGCTGCGTATTCCTCGTATTCTTCCTGAGTGATGACTTCCTGAGGCAAGTAGGGGTAGCCCAAGTCCTGAGCGGTCTTGGTAGGATCGTTACGGAAGATCCAGCTAACACCCACGTAGGTGTCCCAGTTCTCCAGCAGCCACTTGAGGATGTCCTTGACCTCTGAGGGGTCGTAGGAGATCGTCACCGAACAGTTGTGATCTACGTAGTTGTCCATCATCAGCTTGTAGCGGTCGAGCTGCTTAACGGCGCTCTCAAGGTTCACTTCCTTGCCGTCCACCTTGTCGAAATCCACAGTGTCCCACACAACGGGGAAGCTGAAGATGATTGCATCGGCAGGGGAGTACGGATCGGGGAAGTTGCGGTAACCAGCTTCTTTGAGGCGGGGTACCAGAGGGTCATTAATCGAGAACTTTACGTTGTTAATCAAGTACTTACCGAGAGGCTTGTGTACGCCCTCAGTTGTACTCATGACCTTGGACAGAGTGCCGGAAGGCTTGATCGTGGTGATTGCCTTGGAACGTGGGAGACCCAGTTCGTCAGCCATCTCATGAGCAGCATCATGTGCAGCCGCACGTAGAGCCTGTAGGTATTCTGCGCTGGGGTTAGCAGCGGCGATGCCGGTGATACCGACGCCCATCAGACGTAGGTAGTCGTTGCTTTCATCCCAACCGGGCTGGAGTACGCCGTCTTTAAAGTTCACGCATGTCTGGCGGTAGTTCGCACGAGACACCAGACGGACAACCTTGAGGATCGTAGGGTTCTTTAACGAGAACTTGCTGAGGTCAATCTCCACCAAGTTACAGAAACTGGTGTCACCCAACATAATCTCGGCACAAGGGTTCACGCCCTTAAACCATGGGGCACGCTTCTTCGCAGCAGCACCGTTGATGAAGCCCGGCTCAGAGCCACCAGCTTCGATCATCTTGGCAAACACACCTTCCAACTCTAGGCGGGAGGGCTTGTCCCAGAAGACTACGGAGTTGTTGGACTGTCCACGCCACGGGCGGTCGATCCAGTGATCCTTCTTCGCTTCGATAAAGTCGTGCGCCATCTCGTTATCGATGTCCAGCAGAGCAATCTCAGCGGAGCGACGGGAGGACAGAGTAGTACCTAAAAGGTTAAGCAAGTCAAGAATATCCAACTCGTTCAACAGGTTACCGTTTCTGTTGTTGAGTACGCCAGCAATCTTTTCGTAAGCGTCAGCGAGTGTACCGTCGCCAGAACTGATCCAACCGTAGCCAGACAACCGCTCACCGCCGGGGCGGATCTCAGAGAAGTCGATAAGCAGCTTCTCAGCGTCCGCTGGGAGTGTCAGGAGCTTACCGATAGACTTAGCCCATGCCTCAGCGCTGTCACCAACGGAGAGCGTGTAGTGGCCCTTCATCGGCAGGCTCAGCAGCTTCGTGGTCTCACGGCCACCTTTAGTAGTCCGGTGGGACCGCTTGATCTCTACACCTACCGGCTTGTGGAAGCCACGGAGTACGCCAACAGCAGGGGAGAAGCCTACGCCACAGCCCTGTAGGAGCAGCCAGAAGGCGTCAACCACGTCAGAAGGCGTGCGTACAGTGTTGAAGCTACAGTTGAACTGTGAGGCTTCACGGGTCTTAGCAACCTCAGTACCACCGAGCCACCGTGTTCGGCCACTAGGGGACGCTTCGAGGGAGTAGAAGATGTCGTAGAGGTCGTCGAGTTCGTCTAGCTCTTCGCTGTTAAGGTCACGGCCCAAGGCACGCTCCCACAGCCACTGTTGGTGCTGGATGATACGATCAGTAGTCTGTTCGAGGGTCTCGAATAGTCCGGCCTCTTCGTCGAGAGGGCGTGAGTAAGTGCGTCGGTGAACGATCTCCGAGCGGGTGTCTTTAAATGACATGTTATCTTTACCTGTAGAAGTTTTGGTTGAGGAGAACGACAATGGGAAGACCGCCGGGATCTAGGTCCCAGAAGTAGCGGGTTCTCATGTAAGTGTTGTTCGGAGGGCCTGTGACGCCGCCGTTTCGTGTCACTACAACGAAGACACCTAACTCAGGGGATGAGCTATCGATGTACTCTTCAGTGAACGTGTAGTCAGAAGTGATGTCTTGGTTGAGGCCAAGGTCACGGTACGTGTTGTACTTCTCAGTGACCTGAACCTCCCAATCGTATGGGAGACCGCTGCCATCATTCATGGTCACGATGACCCCTTGCGAGGCGTCGTAGTATCCATAGACATCCAGCGGGGGTAGCTGAGTGGTCGTGAGAGAAGTCTTGTTCTGCCCTGAGCCGTTACGTACCACCGTAGTGATCTCGTAGCAGCCGTAGGTAGGTAGGGTGTTACCTAAGCTGTATCCAAAGTTTATCGGATCATGGAGGCTCGTGTTAGCAGCAAGGGTTGTCACCCCATGCCCTGAAGCCACGTTGTCGGTAGTGCTGTAGAAGTTACAGTTGATAATAGCGCCCGAGGGAACGCCTGCGTTGTTAGGTGCGATAGGATTGCTACCATTGCCAAGAACTCGCAGCTTGGGTGACGCAGTGTCCACGTCGTTGATGTAGGCGTTATAGTAGCTGGACCAGTCAACGCCTGCGTTTGTATTGGCGAGCTTGTCGTATGTAACCTCTAGGTCCACCGTCATACCCGGCTCTAACTGCCCAGACGTGAAGTCAATCTGCACCGCACTGCTAACATTAGAACTAGGGGTGGACAGGCCGTTGTAGTATCCGCCGGGGCCTACAGCAGGCCGGGTGATTGAATAGCCCATCGGCGACACGTTACCGTTGGACTGCCTCACGACCACGTTAATTGTCTTAACGGGGTACTGGTAGGACTGGTATTCGTGCGTGTCAGTGATCCACGAGTACCCTGAGATGTTCGTGAGTGCCTTAGCGTTATGCCCTGAGAGGTTGTTATTGAACGTATATACCGAGTAGGGCCATACTACTGTGCCGTCGATCTGACACCCCTTAGGTGCCCCTTGGTTGTTACCGGGGTTAGCCTTCTTTGAGAGGCGTACCTCAGGGTTAGCCGTGGACGTACCTTTGACGTACGTGATGTCATACAGGTGGGTGATGTCGTTACCGGCGTTGCGGTCGTCGAAGGTCTGGATGTCGAACTCAAAGTCAATGCGAGTTCCGTTACTAAACGCCTGTCCACCAGTAGTCTTAACGCCAATCACGTTAGAGCCACCGTGGACGGCCTGCTCTGCTGAGTTCCATATGAAGCCACCATCCACCGAGCGGGTAGAGGGGTTAGTCAGGTTGTAGCTCATTGTACCGCCGGTGATGGCGGAGGTTACGGTAACTCGGATGGCCGAGCAGCGTGCGGACACGTCGGAGTTCTCGAACAGGAATGATCCATATTCGTCTTCATCGTGACCGGACCCGTAGTTGTTGACCGAGCTCTCATTAATCGTAAATCCCGTTGCTGATCCGTTACAGATTACCGTGGCGTTTCGTGTCTCTTTGTAGGCTAGGGTACGGTCTTGGATGATACGTGTGTCGCCCCCGATAGCGGCGCTAGTTACTGCACTGCCGGGAGGGTTGACCAGCTCAATAGAGGTTACCGTATGGCTGTTGCTGGTGATGTTCCACGTCCGCTCCGTACTAGCAGCCCTAGAGGTGGTCACAGTGGGGTTCTGAAGCTCGTACGGGCTGGTTACTGTAAAGGTTATGGGTGTGGTGGTATCGTAGGTGTAGCCGTTAGGAGCAGGCGTCAGGGAGTACCACGAGGGGTCCGTAGCACCGAAGCTGATGTCCTGCCCGGTGAAGTCGTCGTTGGTCTCAACGTAGTCCACAGGGTATGTCTGAGTGTATGTCTCATTGGTGATGCCGTAGTCTGATACGATCTCTTGCAGGTCGTACGTAGGGAGGCGGTAAGGGTCCCACCCAAAGGCTTTCTCAAGGACAAAGTAAGGCGACCCATTGTTTGCAACAGGGTCCCACACGTCCTCTACACCAAAGGCAGGGATGGTAAGGTCAGCGCCAATGCGCCCACGATAGTATGCCATTTGTTACATCCTTAGGTTAGAAGGCGAGGGGCGCTTGGCCCCTCAAGTTAGAATAGGTCGTCTAAGTTTGGTTTCTCGTAGTTAGGCCCCTTGAGGACCTTGCCGTCTTTCCGGTAGAGCGGCTTACCGTCGTCATCTAGTTTGCTCATGTTGGACCTATGGACCCGCTCGAATACCTCATCGATTGGGAGGCCGAACGTCACTGCCATCCCGTAGGTCACATAAAGCAGGTCGGCCAACTCTTTGGTAAAGGCTGCTTTGTCAATAGCCTCTCGGGTTGGGGAAGTGAAGAAACCGGGGAGCTCTGCATCGATCTCCAACGCCTCCTCCTCAATCAGGTCCATTCTCATTTCGAGCAGGTCACCAGTCTCAAGGGAAGTGATGTCTTCGCCTACGGGTTGACCCATCGCCACGGTGAATGCTTTGACCGCATCGTAGTGGACGGAGGTGGTACGGAGGGTGCCGTTGGGGTTGTATTCTGGTTTCATTCTTCGTCTCCTTGTGCATGGCGTAAGATTGTTTCTGCGATCTTCCAGTAGGCGTCAGAGGCTTCCTTCTCACCGTTATCAGCGGCTTGTAATGACAGCTTGCGGAACTTCGCTGCATCAGCTTTTAGTTCTCGGTTAGTCATTCTTCGTCTACTCCTCCTGAAAACAGTTCGATCATACCCAACACCATGCCAAGCATAGTCTGGGAGATGGCAAGGGTAAGCCCCAACACCACGCCGGTACCGACGATGATGAAGGGAGCGATAAGGCCAGCTAAAGCGGCCAACTTGAGGGTTTCCATGATCACAGGATGTCTTCACCTTTGATAAGGTTGATGCGCATCTCAGCGTACCGAATGACCTTCTGGAGATCGATGATGGCACTCTCCTCTAGGGAGCGGCCTTCGTAGGTCTTGTGACCTGCACGTAGGCTGTACTTAACAATGTTGCCCGTGGCAAAGTCTAGACCGTTCTTCATAGAGAAGGTCACAGGCTCGATCTCGTACCGTGCGTAGTGTGACGGCTTGTTTACAATGTCGTTGGTGTCCATAGTTTGATCTCTCCTTCTACAAAGTCAGTGTTACGCAGGATGCGAGCGCATCGAGCTTGAATAAGGGCGTCGTCTTCAGTGAGGTCTTTGGCTTCGTAAGCGGCTACCACTTGGGACCACAGGTCAGCCAAGGGACGCTCGCCGGGTTCGCCAAGCATGTCAGCGGCACGCTTCTTGCCAATGCCGGGGAGACCGGGGTAGCCGTCAGTAGTGTCGCCTGTTAGCGTTTGCATCATCCAATACCAGTCAGCTACAGCCTCGTGTTGCGGGAAGAAGAAACGCTCATCGTTGGACCAGAGGTTAGCAGGTAGTGTCTGCATGTCCTTGTCTGCGGAGTAGATACCGGTACTGTCATCACCTGTTGAGATGATACCGAGTACGTCGTCACCCTCTAGGCGGTCCCACTGGTGGCACTCCCAGTTATCGAAGGCCCACTCTCGGACCCGCATGAGGTGCATGGGCTTACGGGTCTTCTTACGGTTGCTTTTGTACGGTGCGTAGACATCCTTGCGGAAGTTGGCTGTGTCCGTAAAAGCAAGCTCACACTTAGCAGCGCCAGTCATTTCAATGATGTTGTTGATGGCTTCTGCGAAGTCCTGCTTTACCGCTGCGAAGTCACTGTGCAGGGTCCATACATCGTCGTCCCACTCGGTCTCCACCTCAGCTTTGGAGCAGACTTGCACCGCAGTGATGTCAGCGTCGATTAGTACTGTCTCAATCGGTTTCATGTTTCTTAATCTCCTCTTCTGTTTGTTGGAGCCAGTTACCTACGGCGAGAATGTCGGCGGAAGCTGCGTCTGACTTGATTAGATTGGCTCTATTGCTGATCCAAATAACGTTACCCTTAGCGTATCCGTGAGCGGGTATGATGCGATCTAGGGAAGGTTGGTGTTTACTATGCGACCCCTTTACGTGGTTTGCAGAATAAGGGAGATCCAGCTTAGTGCCGAACACAGGACAAACCCCCGTCCAAATAGCTTCTAGGTAGTCTTCGTCTAGGTTGAAGGGCATCGACTTCTTTTTTGCCCTGTGCTTATATGATGGAAGGGTGGCTTTGAAAGGATTGTTTTTCTTCCATTCCATATTGCGGGATACATCTTCCCTCGCCTGCTCAGGGTTAGCGAGCCGACGCTTTTTATCGGCTTTGCTTCTACGTTTTAGTGCGTCCGGCGTAGAGCGCTTCGCCTGATAACAGACCTTACAGTCACCCTTCAAACCATCCCGGTTAAGGGGTGCTTTGTAGAACGAAGTGACGGGCTTAGTCTCACCGCACGTCTTACAAGTCTTACTCTCCGTCATCCGTAAGTGCCTCCCAAGATACCGGGGCGACACCTGAGAGCTGGTCGGCGATGTCCCGTGCAATCACGGCGGTCTCAGCTTGAGCATCTTTAGAGATACGCTGCTTGCAGACACGAGCGAACGCAGCCAGAGAGCCCGTCCAGTACCATTCGGTCATCATGCTCTGAGGCAGGACCATACGGGCTTGCTCAGGGGCTACGCCCATCTCGATCATGGCATTGTAGACACCAAGGGCCGCCTCTCCTGCTTCTACACAGAGGGCTGAAAGTTCCTGCTGATAAGGGTGAGAACCACTAGAGCCTTGCTTGGCGTTTACTGGCTTCATACGCCACTCTTCAGGGACGTAGAGACTGGGCGCATCGGAGACGTACCGTCGGCTGACCTCGTTAGCTGTAAGACCTACGACGTGCTTAAACAATTGGCGTGCAACGAAGATAGGGGCAGCGACACGAAAGGTAGCTGTTACGTGCGAGAACGGGGTCCAGTGGTTGTGCTTAGCGAGGTACGTGATCAGCTTAGTGTCACGTTCGCTGAACTCTTCAACTTCCTTGGCGAATGATACACGGGCGGCGTTTACTACTGTGAGGTCGTCGCCCATTGCGTCGATCAATTCTGCGTACATTTGAGGCTCCTTTCGTGTCGGTTGGGATATAGGGAAGATTAGGCTTGTTTAGACAGGTACTTCTCAAAGTCCTCGTAGCCGCCCACAAGCTGACTGGAGCCATCTTCAATGACGAAGATCTGTGGTACGGTCTTGATGTCCTCGATCTCGAACCAGCGGCGAAGCTGGGCGTTGGCAGGGGCATCTAGGTCTTTGTATTGGTAGTCGATCTTGTTGACCTTGCAGAGTTGCCGTGCCTTACGACACCACACACACGACTTACGGCCTATGATCGTTACGTTCATTGTTACATCCCTTCGTGGTGGAATGCGGTCAGCCACTGCCTCACGATCCCAGAGCGAACAATGTCTTCGAGGCCAAGGGTTACGGCCACGCAGTCAATGTTGTGCCTCTTGGAGAGGTGTATCAGTGCGTCTAGGCCGCTGTTGTTGAGGTCGGTCTGAGCAACGTCTCCGTCGATGACCAGCTGAGTGTTCTCACCTACCCGAGTGACTAGCATCTTGAGTTCGTGGAGAGACAAGTTCTGCGCTTCGTCAACGATGACAAAGGCATCCTTAAATGTACGGCCACGCATGGTCTCGATGGGTGCCACCTCAATCTTTCCAGACTTGAGGCAATACTCAACGAACCCCTTGCCGAGCCGTTGTTGTAACGGTTCGATTAGAGGTACCATCCATGGCTGCATCTTTTCGTCCTGATCACCCGGTAGGTAGCCCATGGATTTACCAACGGACACCATAGGGCGACACAGTACGATCTTACTTACACGTCCACTTGCAAGCCAATCCGCTGCCATAGACGCAGGGATGAAGCTCTTGCCGGTACCAGCGGGGCCGGTAACGATAACTTGGGAGGATGAGTTGATAGCTTGGATAAGGCTAAGCTGACCTTCAGTCTTTGCTGACAGCGGTGCCGGATTTGGCTTTGGCTGCGGGTTTGCGACTGGTCTTGTTTCGGCTAGTCGCTGTTCCTTGGCCGTTCGTTGCTGTTGCTTTGCTTGGCGCTTCAACTGGCGGCGTTGCTGCCGTTGTTGTGCCTTGGTCATATTCGCCACAGTAATATCCTAAGCTGGTTGAGGTTGGGGTGGGGTAACGCTGACAACGGGCACCTAAGGTGGGGTGCTTCGTCATCCAGCGGCAAGTTGCACATGTACTCATTAGTGCGTCTCCGCCCAGCTTTTGCCGACGTTGTAGTCAGTATCGAGCTGGCATTTGAAGTTGAAGTGAGCCTGCACAGCACGCATTGCGTCCTGACAAGCCTGACCGACTGCTTCGGCCTGATCGGGAGGACATGAGAGCTGATACTCATCATGGACCCACGCATGGTACTGGACATCCAGACCACGTTCGTTGAACAGCTTGTCCATCTCTAGTCCCCATTGTTTGCACAGGAGGGCACCAGCAGATTGGAGAAGCAGGTTGAGGCTTGAGTGAGCAGAGCGGCAGTGCAGTTTGCGACCGTCGAGACCTAGCAGGTAGCCCTTGTCTTGTGCCTTAGACTGACACGCAGCAATCAAACGCCCGAGAGCAGGTATTGCCTTGAAGAACTTGTTTTTGAGCTTGGTACCTTCATCAGCACCTTTGCCTACGATGGATCCGATCTTAGCGGAGCCACCACCATACAAGAGGGCATAGATAAAGGTCTTTGCTTGGTCACGAGACGGTAGACCTGCCGCCGTCTGGTTCGTCGTGTGGATGTCACCGTTGACAACTTCTTCGGCATAGGAAGGGTCTCCCATCACGCCGAGAAAGTGAGCAAGGCAGCGTAGCTCAAGGCCAGAAGCATCACTACCAACCAGAACACGACCTGAAGGAGCCATAAACAGGCTTCTACAACGCTCCCCAAATGGGGCACGATTGCCGGGGACCTGAGCCACGTTAGGATAGCTGTGAGTAGCCCTCCCGCTAACAGCCCCATTAGTAACAACACGCCCATGGATCTTGCCTCCTTTTTGTTTCTTGAGCCACGCTTGGTTACCGTCAGACAGTTGGCCAAGGCGTTTCTCAATTGTGAAATTGTAGGCAAGGTCTTTGCAGATTTCCCAGCCGTTGCTCTCGTAGAGATCCATGAGGATTGTCTCATCGATCTTGGGCTTGCCGCCGTCGGTGTACTGCTGGGGTTCCCATGAGTACAAAGTGGTGAGGCGGTTAGCAATGTGGTCACGGGAGGCCGGGTTGAACACGACCGTTTTGGAGGGTTTACGTGTCTCTTCGCCTTTGACGTAACCCAGCTTTGAGTTGTTCGCCTTAGGTACGAAAAGTGGACCCGGTACCTCCCATGAACCGAACGCAGCTTGCAGGCGAGCATGGATGCTGGATTGCTCCATCATCAAGTCTCTCAGCAATACTTCGGCGGACTGTACGTCGAAGCTAAAGCCTGTCCGTTCTTGGCGAGCCATGAGCTTGCCTACAGACATCTCCAAGTCTAACGCTTGAGGTGAGTAGTTTGCTTTTTGAATACGATCCCAGAGGGCGAGGGTAACTTCCACGTCCTGCTTTGCGTACTCAAACATCTCTTCGTTGTAGGCATCGAAGCCACCCGAGTAGTCGTCCTTCATCACACCGAGGCGCAGGCCATAGGCTTTGAGGGAGTGGCTACCATAGAGGTTCTTGGGGAGGAGCGTGTTACCGCCCTTGCCCCGCTTCATGTCTTGGTCGAAAAGGTTTGACCAGATGAGCCGTCCGGCAATCATCGTGTCGAAGTCACCTTCATGCTCCAACCGGTCCCACCACCCAAGCGTTTGCTTGAGGGCAGGAAGGTCGAAGGAGAAGATGTTGTGTCCAATGAGGACATCAGCAGCGTACAGTTTACGTGCCAGCTCTTCACACTCATCCAGCTTTGCGGCGAAGCGTTCGCCCGTATCGATGTCGATTGCGGTGATAATGAAGAGATCGTCTGGACCTTCAAGCCCGTCGAGTAGACCACGGGTCTCGATGTCGAAGATGTAGCGCTGCATATGTACCTCCTTGGGTTAGATGCGAAGTGGGGAAGATTAGGTAAAGTCTTTGTTGAACGTGATGCTCGTTACCTCGAAGATGTCGTACTGATCATCAGCGTCGTCAAAATCAGGGATCGGGTTTACTTCGTCGAAGAGTTCACCGAACTGCTGAGCGAGTACGTTGTAAGCACGCTCTAGGTCGATGTAGTCTTCTTCCATGTCGAATACGACTTGGTGGTGATGCTCACGGTATCGGTCTAGAGCCGCTTCGAGGTCGTTCGCTTCATTATAGAGTTCAACGATGGCATCATCAGCTTCGGCCATTTCATCCTCATGCTCCTGCTCAAGGATCGAGATCTCCTGCTGTAGTGCGTGGATGTCTTCGAGCATTTCTTCGAAGGTCGCACGCAGGGCGTCCATGTCGTCGTTCTGGTAGTTGTAGCTCATTTGTCTTCTCCTTCTGTTGTTACTTTACCAAGCAGGGACGGCCCATAAGAGAGCCGTCGCCGCTGTGAGAATTATTAGTGCCTTAAGCCAGTACGTAACGGGCATAGCGCTTACCTGTGATCGGATGCGTCTTGCGAACGGTATCAATCTGCACTCCGGAGGTACGGAGGATAGAGATTTCCTTAGTCAGGGAACCGGTCGAGTATTCAACCATTGCTTCACGTTGGGAGATCGAACCAGCGGTTACGAGGTGCTGGTAGATACGGGAGGTTGATGGTGTGAGTTTCATGGGGGTAGCTCCTTTTGGGTAAGTGAAAGTTCGGTTAGGCTTATAGTCTACGTATTAAAACGGGAGGTCGTCAGGGGCACTGTCAGAGCCGCTTGTGGGCTGGCTAAAGGACACCTCTGAGAGCCGACCGGTCTTTAGGTCGTACTCAAGTTGGCACGCTGGGCCTGTCTGACCTGAGTAACGGTTCTTAAGAACACGTAGGACAGTTCGGTTTCGTTGCTCAGGGTCGTCCGCTTGCTGGTTACGCTCTAGGCCCAAACACATGTCGGACAGCTGTGCGATAGCAGCAGAGCCACGAAGCTGGCCGAGGGTTGTACGTCCACCCTCCTCGTGAGAGATACCTTCGGGGCGCTTGAGGTGGGAGACAACTATCATGCCAATGCCAAAGCGTGACACGATGGTGCGTAGCTGCGTCATGAGGTTGTCGATCAGGCGGCGCTCATCACCATCCCCAATACCGGAGACAATCATGGATACGTGATCGATCACCACAAAGTCACAGCCCTGCTGACACAGGTAGACGACCTTGGACATGAGCGCTTCGATCTCAGACGAACCGAAGTGATCGTACATGAGCAACCGTCCGGTGCCTGCTGTAGCATCGAAGGCGTCACGCATTGTCTCATCATCTACCTCAGTACCATGGAGGTGCAGAGGTACGGACGCATGTACACCCATGACACCCAAGACAGACCGCTTCACGGTCTCCTCAAGCAACATACAGCCGAGCTTGTAGCCAGACTTGAGCAGGTCGTACATCAACTCACGTACCACAGAGGACTTGCCCATGCCGGAGCCTGAGGTGATCGTTACAAGCTCACCCTTACGCAGCCCATGGGTGACCTCATTGAGACCAGCCCACGGATACGGGTGTTGTTCGTACACCTCAACCTTGTTGACCTCATCCCACAGCGAGGCTGCATCGATGATACCATCAGGGCGGTACTCCTCAGCGTCCCACACAGCCTTAACTAGCTCCGCATGTAAGCCAGCGACGATAGCGTCGGAGGCGTCCTTAGCGGGGCAGGTAGCGATGTAGGCTTGGCCGGGGCGCAGTAGTGGTGAGACCTTAGCGATAGCTTCTTGACCGGCCTCATCTTGGTCGAACATGAGAACAACACGCTCGAACTGCTCGATAAACTCAGCTTCCTTGCGGAAGGTACGCACGGCAGAACTAGCGCCGCCGTTGAGGGATACCACGGGTTGCCGGTGGTTGAGGGCTTGGGAGACAGACATAGCGTCGATCTCGCCCTCTGTGACCACCAGCATACGGTCGTTGCGGGTAAAGAGGTGCTGGCCGAAGAAGCCTGCGTCCTTACCATCGCCAAGCATGCGGAAGTCCTTAGAAGGCGTGCGGACCTTTTGGGCCACAACTTTTCCATCTCGCTTGTAGTCGGCCACTTGGACAGGCTCGCCACCCATCTTTGCGACGTGATAACCGTACTTACGTACAGTCTCTTCGGTCAGCTTGCGCTTGCCGAGTGCCTTGTATTCGCCTCGTAGCAAATCCATTGAATAGCCTCCTGTTGTCTGTGGTTGGTTGGCGGGGGTGTCACCCCGAGTGCGTGTGTTACACACGAAGCAGAAGGCATGGCCGTCATCATAGTGTGCGTTGCCATCGGAGGAGCCGCACGCATCGCACGGCCCCTTAAACAGCAGGCTACTTTCTTCGTTTTCCATTTCGCTCCTCGATCATTAGGTTGAAGGTGTCATAGCCCTCCAATCCCATGATGGATGGAGCGGACAGGATCTCAGCGTCAGGGTACTGACTACTGAGGTCGTTCAGGAGGGACACAAGTGGCCCCTCTAGTTGTGGGGGTAGCTCAGCTTTACCGTCGTAGCCCAGCACACAGACGTAGACAGAGGTCTGGTCAGTGTCTGGGTACGCAGCGCCGATACTGCCGGGGTGACGCATCACTGATACGCCAGCGCCCGTAAGCACGTAATGGTAGCCACAGCAGAGAAAGCCTTTCTTACGGAACTCCGTATCTAGGTCTCTGGCCGTGGTTACGTGTGCTTTGTTACGTGCGTGGACGATGATTTGATCAGTGGTCTCACGGAGAGCAGTCCATGGCTCTGGGCGGTGGTAGACGGTGTAACTACTCATCTATCCACTCAACCGGAAGCGGGTTGTTCTTGTGAAACTTATGGTACAGGAAGCCGTGCTTCTCACACCACATGGCGTAGGTGGTCGTGGACTTCTTCCCAATCTTTGTGTTCGGGTTGTTGAACACGAAGCGAATATCTAGCTCAGGGCATGACGCCTTGATCAGTAGGTGCTTCTTGCGATCCGCACTGGAGAACTGTCCCTTAGTCTCAATGATGAGACCGTTGGGCAAGATGAAGTCTGGGAGGTAGTACTTGTAGACGGCTGGTACTAGGTACCTAGCCTTCTGGTCTTGGGGTTCGTAAACGAAATCATGGCCACCCTCAGTCAAGAAGGTAGCCATGTCGAGTTCGAGGCCACTACGGTAGCCCTCAGCTACACCCCGTCGATCAGCGTAAGCACGCTTTAGACGTAGGTTGCTAGACATTAGAAGTCCTCAATCGCATCAACGTCAGTGACTACATCCGGTGTGGTGTCAGTTGAGAATGAGGGACCATCGGAGACAAAGCCGCCGTCTGATTTCTCAAACGGGTTATCTGATCCGCCGGAGGGTCCAACGAGCTTGTGGATCTGAACAGCGGTAGGCTGGAGGGACAAACCCTTCTTTCCCGAGAACTCCCAAGCACGAACGTCACAAGCTACGACTAGCTCAGAGCCGCCATAGATAACCTCGTTGACCTTGTTCAGGTCGGTGTCGTACTGAACCGGCTTGCGGTCCCAGAGCTCGCCATCCTTCTTTTGGATGTTCTTAACGGTACACTTGAACATGACCATGCCGGTCTCATCGCCGTTGTCATCGATCTCCATCTTCCAGAGCATGTTGTCGCCCTTGGGGAGCGCCTTGCCGAGTTCTTCTTTGGCGATTGCTTGCAGCTTTTGCATGGTGGCTGCGGCTTCCTCAACAGGAACGGCGACGTTAGCCTTGTAGACACCCAAGTCGTTGAACTTGGTATCTGGGCGGTGCAGGGATGGGAACCGAGCGACGCCTTTAGGGAGGTTGATCTTAATCTGGTTAGCCATTGATAAATCCTTTCTAGATTTGTTGGTGGTTCGGTTAGGCTTATAGTCTACGCATTAATCAGCGGGTGAGATGCGAT